CACCTGCTCACTTTTATAGGTTTGCTTGTTGGTGTTCTCTATCAACACCGATGGTTTTGGTCTGCTCATCCATTATACTCCTACATTTATTTATCCCAAATGTAGGTAGTTTTAGAAGTCTTTGCCGCCCAGTTCCACTGTTATGGTTTGTTCTTGCAGTGCCGTTAGCAGGCGATTTTGTAGTTCTGTCACTGCCAACAACATCTTGGTTATGTCACGATGCAGATCTTTGGCATCCTTCATTGGCATCATGAAGTCGCGTTGACCTCGTGATTCATGTGCCTTTACCGAGTCGATGAATCGATTGATGTGGATGCTCACACAAACACCTCTTCATCCAAGTAGCGCCGCAGTTCCTTGTCAAGAGGTTCTACGGTGTAGTTGTGCTTGAAAAAGATCTCGTATGAGTCTGATCCATACTTGCCAATGCCATACAGTTTAGTAGCGTCATTGCCGTCCCAGTTGACATAGTCTGCAGTCATTCTGCGTATGCGATTCTCTTTCACATTACTCATGCCCAGGCTCCAGATGATATTCTTGACCTCTTCAGGAGTGCTCCGCAGCAACCACATTGGTGTAGGCCAGTGATGCACGAACAGTGGATACACAGTCTTCACAGGTTTGCGGCCAGTCTGGTTCAGCATGATCACTGCTACCATGTGCCTCCACTTTTCTACATAAGGAATATCTTCCGAGCCCAGTTGTTGCTGGACCATGAGATCATCGCGCAGGGGTTCAATCATCGTGTTTGGATAAATTGGTCGAGTTCAGGAGCGGTCCATCCTTCGGGTTTAAGAACTTTGCCATCTTCGCGTTTGTTCACACGACCAGTGGCAGGATCAATCTTGGCAAAGTTGGTTCGCATGACTTCGTTCCATGCACCTTCACCATCTGCACCAAGACTGTGGATAGCACCAACTGTGACCACAAGGATGTCAATCAAGGCATCCAAGCATTCTTTAGGATCAGCAGCAGCATTAGCAACCCAGAGTTCATCCGTTTCTTCTTGGATGAGTTTGGTATAGAGATTGAACTGAGGTTCGTTCCATGCACCCACGGTCTGGTTGCATGCTCGCATAAATCTTGATTGATCAAGGAAGGGGTTTGTCATTGGCTTCTTCTCTGGTATAAAAAGGACCTTGGTAAGGATATCGTTCCAAGGTAATCAACTTAGGGCCTTGTACTATGCTCCAAGTTCTGCGCTGTTTCACTTGATACCACCCGGCAGCATACCACGAGCGTGATTTGTTGTTCTTGGTAAACAAGGGCAATTTGTGTTGAACATTCCAGATGGGATTGTATACCCGAGACCCCGAAGGATAACCTTGCACTTGATAACTTGCTGGCTCCTTGCTGGGTTTGTTTCCTACTGCTGGAAATTCAATTCCAACTTGTTTGCGGATCATGGCCATGGTCTTAAATGGCATGACCTTGTTGTTGATCCTTACTGCAAAACCATCTCCTGTGGCTTCGATGTTACCGACCTTCTTGTTATCCTGTGTGAGGATGTAGAACTGGTCTTTAACTATGGGCTTGGCTATGATGCTCATCTAGTGTTCCTTTGTATGTGTTGTTGAGCCAGTGGGCGTATTGCTCTGCTGATTCAGATATCTTTGTGAGTTCGTATTTGCCGCAGAACTTCATGAACCGTACACCCACTTGACCGATGTCTTTGTGGCTGATCTGTTCACAGATGGCACCATCTACCTTGTCTTTGATTTCTTCGGGCTGAGCAGTAAGATCCACCAGCACACGATTGCGTTCGTAGTCGTCTTTCACACGATGTTCCACGCCGTTGTGGTCTGACCAGCGTTGCAGCATGAGATTGTTCCAAGAGAAGCCGCGGTTCTTACGATCTTCAAATGCTTCGCGCAGACCCACTTTGTTCTTTGTGCCTTTTTCGCGCACACCCGGGTAAGCACTAAACACGTTGTCGCTGGTATCGCCGCGCATGCACTTCTCGAACAGCAGCCATTCTGGATCAGGAATCACTTTGTCTGTCTTGGTCTTTTTGTCTTGCACACGCCGACCCTTGGCATCAAAAATGCCCGTGACTGTATGAAGTTCGTCGGTTATGCCATTGTATTGGCTCACATTGGGTGCTAGTAATTGCACAAAATCTGTATCTGATGAAATAATATAGTGCTCGTCTTGTGGATGCAAAGCGATCCAACGAGCAATGATGTCGTCTGCTTCGGCTTCTGGGTGTCGGATGACGCTACAGTTGGTGCTTTCAGCCAAGTATTTAGTGAAGCTATCATAGGTCTCCCAGAACAGTTTGTCCTCTTCTTGTTCTGTTGCGCTGAGTGCAGCTCGGGCCACAGAGCGATTTTTCTTGTAGGGCTCGTAGTAGTCTTTGCGCCATGAACGACCTTCTAGTGCGAAAACCACATGGTCAGCGGAGAATTTCTTATGCACCTTGTTTACAGAACTCATCACGATGTGTAGAGCATAACCTAGTTTTTCCCAAGCATCTGCTGCACGGAAAACCGAATGTCGGGCACGGAAAAAAGTATTTGCTGTGTCAATCAACAGGTAACGCATCGGGATTCCATATGTTGTTTTCTATACAGTATTGTAACACAAAGTCAGCCCAAAAGCAATGGGCCGTTTCACCGAAATGCCACGACTCAGGATCCACTGTGGTAAAATCGGCTTCGCGTAAGATCCGATCGAAAGTGTATTGAGAATATGGTGCGATGTATACGTTGTTCCAATCCTCTTGGTGCCAGGCACCTGAGCGGATTCGATCAAAGGAATTGTTTCCATTGAAGAACACATGTGGTATCTTTGCCGCGGCCATATCCAAGTGCAGTTGCCAGATCTCATCGTGCCAGTATTGCTGGCACCAAGTCCAATCTACACTGACCACAAATTGCTTATACTGGTCTACCAGTTCCTCAGGAACCCAATCTGTGCCCGAACTGCCCACCTGCAGATATTCACCATCATGCAACCATTCTTCTCGTTCCCATGTGCTCCATTGTATCACTGCCAGCGCAGATTCCCAAGGCACCAATCTCTTCATCCATTCTCGTGTGGTTCTCAAGATGCGATGATTGGAGGCTGCAGATTCAGCATCGCAAACTAATTCGGCATTCAATTTGTTGGCCAGTTGTTGTCCCCAACTTGCTCGGAGATTTGCAGGGTGTGGTCGTCGCCCTAGTTCAGGGTAGCCGTCGTCTTCGGCAAAGGCCGCTGGGCTTACTGCTTCGGCGGCAGCAGTATGGCTATCGCCATTAACATAGAGAATCATATATTATCGTTGCCCAATGTTGATGACCATCTTCCATTGGATGTCCAGTTGGGTCAGATTTAAAATTGTTGCAGCTACTTCGCATTGTATCATTTGGCCAACCTATCCAGTTGTCGTGATCAATTTGTTCTACAAGATTTTGGATCAACTGTATATTATGATCACGTGCGTCAAATGGAGGAAAAGGCAGATTTTCAAGTTTAAAAAATTCATAAGAATCTTCACAAAGTTTAGCAAGATAGTTCTGATCAATTATCAACGGTTCGAGTGCAAAAAACTGTTTCAATTTTATTTTTTTCTTCTCACACAACATCTGGAGAGTGATGATATCACATAGCAGATTTTTAACCCAAACAAATTGGTTGTAATGCCATTGGTAAAATGTAGTTTTAAAATCCCTAAGATATTCTTCAGGAGGATTGCTTTGTAAGGAACTATCCTCTAGACTTATACCACTGGGTATGATCTTTAAATATGACCCATTGTGTAAAGGAATTTCTGATCTTGCTATTCCAGTCCACCCTATCACTAAAACATCAACATCTCGGTTTAGATGAAGATGCTGAATGGATGTTCTAAAAATTCTGTCATTACTGCCACCACCGATAGCAAGATTATGTACATTGGTGTTTAACATTTTGCCTAACCTGCTCGGCCAGGCCATTGTTTTATCACCTAAACAATATCCTTCGGTGAAACTACATCCATTGGCTACCAATGACATTATGATACTTCTGATCGACCGTTTCCAACATCGGTGCTACGCACCCACATGCCACTCTTAGCGATGGCTTCTTCTTGTTCCCAGGTCTCCATCACAACATGTCTACATACGTTTTGGAACCAACGGTCCACGATCTCTGCGTCAGTGTCGTCCTTCTTGATCATGTATCCGGCTTTGACTAATCGTGCTACAAAGATCTCGTTCCAGTCCAATTCAAACGCACCTTGATGCAAGTTATTTAGATCCACATCCAGGCTCACGATGTTCACATAAGGCTCTTTTTTGTCTGTGGCGATCTCTTTGGCA